ATGGTTCTGTGAAGGAAACTTGCTGACGCGGGAGGGTTGCTGATGCTGAAGCCTGACGATCTCAGTGCTTCTGGTGCTCGTGCGTTCGATGTTGCGATGGCTCAGGTAGAGTCGATGCCGGAGCCTGATCGTTTCTATGACGCGGTTTTGCGGTTCGCTCGAGCCGTCGATATGGCGGATTTTGTGCGTGCTGATTGGAATGATCGTGGTTGTCCGCTTTTGTTTGAGCATTCCAATGGTGCGTTGGTTCCGCATCCGCTTGTGAAGTTATTGGCTGAGTCGGAGAAGGATGCTGCTCGTGCTGGGCGCGCTTTGAAGTTGGAGCCGGATGCGATTCGTCGTGCGACGATTGGTCGTCCGCCTGGTTCGTCGTCGTCGCCGGATCGGAAGGCGCCGCCGCCGGTTGTGAAGTTGGCTAAGCCGTCGTGATGCGTTGGGAGGGGTATGCGGTTGGTTCGCGCGTGGAGCATTTCGCGTGGTGGTGTGAGAACTATCTGATCCAAAGCATTGATCAGTTCGCGGGTAAGCCTCTGATTCTTGAGCCGTGGCAGCTCGAGTTTATGGGCGAGTCTTTGGCGACGGATGATCCCAAGGGGTTGGTGCCGGCGTGGGCGAGCATCGTGATGATTTGCAGTCGCAAGAATGGCAAGACTTCGATGCTCGCGGCGTATGCGTTGTACCGGTTTTTCAATGATCAGACGAGTCCTGAGATCCTGCTTGCGGCGGCGAGTGATAAGCAGGCTGGTCGCTTGTTTGATGCGTGTGTGGCGTTCATTCGGAAGAATCCCGAACTGATGGAACTCGTGCAGCTCCGCGAGTACGTTGGCGAGATCGCTCGAGCGGACGGCGGCGGCAAGATCGTTCGCATGGCAAATAGTGGCGATAATTTGGCGGGTTGGAATCCATCACTCGTAATTGCAGATGAACTCGCGTCGTGGACGAAGCCGAGCCAGCGGAAGGCGTGGGCGCAGCTGACGACCGCCGGCGCTGCGCGGAAGAACACTCAGGTATTTACGATCACCACCGCCGGCGATGCGAACGATCGAGAATCGGGCATCCTCGGCAGGATGCTGGATCGGAATGAGGCGATTGGTGATCTTGAGAAAGAGCCAGGCTTGACGATCAGCCGCAATCGTGACGCCTCGACGCTGATCTACAACTACAGCGCGCCGACGAAAGATCCGGCTGATGTGGCTGCGATGAAGCTTGCGAATCCTGCTTCGTGGGTGACTGAGGAGTTTCTTGCGCGGCAGGCTGCGAACCCGGAACTATCCTCGAGTGAGGTTCTCCAGCTTCACGGCTGCGTGTGGGTCGCGGGTGCGAATGCGTGGATTCCGGCTGATTGGTGGAATAACGCGATTGATCGCGACGCGGTGATTGAGCCTGGAGCGCGGATCAGTATCGGCATTGACGTTGGCATCGTTCACGATTCGACTGCGCTCGTGATGGCGCATAAGCGCGACGATGACAAGCTCGTGCTCGAGGCGAAGATTTGGACACCATCGCCAGGACGCAACGTCGATCTTGCAGAAGTCGAGGAGTATATCCGCTGGGTCGCTTCGGAGTACGAGCTTGCCGGTTGTTTCTATGATCCGCGCTTCTTTGAGCGTTCCGCCCAGACGCTAGATGATGAGGGTTTGATCATGGTGACGATGCCTCAGAACAGCGCGACTATGGCTGATGCTTATCAGACGTTCTACGCGATGCTTGGTGAGGGGCAGATTCGTCACGCGGGTGACGATGCTGAATACGCTAGCCACGTGCTTCATTGTTCCGGTCAAATGAGCGACCGAGGTTGGAAGATCAGTAAGATGAGACAGCGCCAGCGGATCGATGCTCTTGTGGCTTCGGTGATGGCAGCGTATGGTGCGGTTATTCAATCTGAGGAGGCGATTGTGCCGGGGTTCTTTAGTGTCTAAATGGGCGGCTACAATACTGCTAATGGAATTCATTGGCGCGGTGCTTGTTAGCGTCGGTGCTGGACTCGTCTATGCGCCTGCTGGCATCGTCGCGTTTGGTGTGTTCCTCCTAGTGTTCGCCATCGCCGCCGAGAGGTCTAGTGCTTAGTCGCATCTTCAACACAGCGCAGGACTCGACGGAGGAGCGCGCGATCAGTTTCCAGAGCATTTGGGGCGCTGGTGACGAGCTCGCTTTGACGACGCCGGCTGGCGTGACGATGAATCAGGACGAGTCGCTGAAGCTCGGCGTTGTCTACGCTTGTGTGCGCCTGATTGCAGATAGCATCTCCACGCTGCCGGTCGATTCGTTCATTCGGCGTGATGGTACGCGCACGCCGTATCGTCCGCGGCCAGCGTGGCTCGACTTTCCCGAAGTTGGCGTTTCCAGGACTGAGCATTTTCAACAGGTTCTCGTTTCGCTGCTGATCAACGGCAACTCGTTTACGCGCATCCTGCGCGATGATCAGGGCGTCGCTGGACTTGCCGTGTTGAATCCTCGCACGGTTGAGGTTCGCTTGAATAAGGTGACGCGCCGTCCCGAGTACGTGATTGGCAATGGTCGCGAGGTCGTCCCTTACGAGGAGATGATTCACATCACCGAGTTGCGGATGCCGGGTGAGCTTCGTGGTCGTAGCCGCATCGATCTCGTGAAGGACACGCTCGGACTCGCTAAGGCGCTTGACGCTTTCGCGCAGCTCTTCTTCGGTCAGGGTTCGACGGTTGGCGGTTTGATTGAGTATCCGGGGAATTTGACGCGCGAGCAGGCGAAGGATCTTGCGGATTCGTTTGAGCAGCAGCACCGGTCGGTGCGGCGTTCGCATCGTCCGGGTGTCTTGTTTGGTGGTGCGAAGTTCACGAAGACGAGCGTTGAGCCGAATGAAGCGCAGATGCTCGAGTCGCGCCAATTCGCCGTGGAGGAGATTGCGCGTACGTTCCGTTGTCCGCCTTCGATGATTGGCGTGACAACGCCTGGCGCAATGAGTTATGCGAGCGTTGAGCAGAATGGCATTCAGTTTGTGACGCATACGCTTCGCCCGTACATCGTGAAGATTGAGGATTCGTATTCGCGGCTCCTGCCAGGTGTCGCGTTCCTTTCATTCAATGTGAATGGCTTGCTGCGTGGTGATACGGCGAGCAGGTACGCAGCATTCTCGACGGGCCTGCAGGCTGGCTTCTTCAGCGTGAATGATGTTCGCCGGTATGAGGATCTTCCGCCGGTCGAGGGCGGCGATGTGAATCGCGTTCCGCTCGCGAATGTTGATCTTGCCGCGTCGAACCTGACTGAGCTTGATAAGAAGAGTGCGATCGCGCAGCGCCTGATCAACTCGGGCTTTGATCCGAATGCCGTGCTCGAGGCGCTTGGCTTGCCGATGATTCAGCACACGGGCGTTCCGACGGTTCAGCTACAGGGTATCGCTCAGATCGATCCGGCTGATCCCGCGTCCGCGTACCAGGTGGAGGAAGCATGATCATCACTTCGCATCATGCGGTTGGGACTGCCGCTGTGCAGATCGCATCGCCTGACGATAATCCGCAGACAGTCATCATTCACGATCACGATCACACGAGTAGTGATGATGTGTTCATCGGAGCTGCTGGTGTGACTATCAGCAATGGTTTGCATGTTCCGAAAACGGAGACGCTAACCGTTTATCTTGACGCTGGTGATTCATTGTTCGCGGTATCTGATGGTGGCCCGATTGAGCTGCATGTGCTCCAGACGAAGCGGTAAGGATGCCTTACTTCATTACAGATACGCAGCCTGATTGCTCCGGTTGGGCGACCGTCAAGGAGGAGACTGATGGGTCGCTGACGACGATTGGTTGTCACGAGTCGAAGCAGGACGCTATTGATCAGATGATCGCCGTTTCGATCGCTGAGGATATGGAGCCTGGGGGCGAGCGGAATCTTGACGGGCCGGCAGCAATCATCGTCGACATTGACGACACGTTGTTTCGCGCTGATGGATCGCCGATCGAGAATGTCATCCGCTTTGTGGACGAGTATGAGGGCGAGGTGCTGATCGTGACGGCTCGTCGCGAGCGCCGTCGTGAGGAGACGATCGCCCAGCTCGAGTCTGTGGACATTGATCCCGAGTATCTCTATATGCGTGATTCGGCGATGCCAGAGGTCGCGTATAAGAGCGATACGGTCAAGGATCTTCTTGACATTTGGAATATCGAACTCGCGATTGAGAACAATCCTGATGTTCGCGCCGAGTATGCGCGCCTGGGCATTACGACGCTCGAGCCTGACGCGGTTGATCCTGAGGAGCTGCCGCAGATGGTTCAGCGTGCGGAGGAGCGCGCCGTTGATCTGACGCTGCCCGAGTATATTCGCGATGCGGCTGCTCGTGGTGTTGAGTATTACGAGGCTGGTCTTGGTGGTGATGGGCTGGTCGAGCGGACGATTCGCGAGGCTCGTCTCATGGCTGATGGTGAGATCAGCGAGGATAAGGTTGTGCGCGTGTCTGCGTGGGCGGCTCGTCACATGGTTGATCTTGAGGCAGAGCAGAATACGAATCCCGAGCTCGAGGAGTTCCCTGGCGCTGGCGCCGTCGCTTTCTACTTGTGGGGCATTGATCCTGTTCATCCCGACGCGGCTATTGCGTGGTTTGATGCGAAGGCTGAGGAGATTCGGAATGAGGATCTTGTGCGATCCCGCGGCTTGAGTGTGCCTACTGCTAACCTGTTTCTTATGGAGAACGGTGTAGAGACTCGTCGGATCTGCGTAAATGATTTTGAGCTGCGCGAGGGCGAGGCAGGATCGGGGATGACGTTCGTTGGGTATGGCGCCGTCTTCAATTCTGATTCTCAGCCGCTTCCATTCATTGAGAGGATTCAGCCTGGCGCGTTTTCGCGATCACTGCGGTCGCGGAATGAAATCAAGATGTTCGTCAATCACGACACGACACAGGTGCTCGCGTCGAAGCGCGCCGGAACGCTGCGTCTGTCTGAGGATTCGTATGGGCTGCGCGTCGAGGCGGATCTTCCCGACACTACGGCTGGTCGCGATATGGCGTACCTGATCAAGCGTGGCGATGTTGCTGACATGTCATTCGGCTTCTCGGTGCCGAGTGGTGGGGATTCGTGGAGTGCGGATGGTCAGACGCGCGAGCTGCGCGAGGTACGCTTGCACGAGGTGTCAATCGTAACGGGATTTCCCGCGTATCAGGCGACAACTGCGAGCGTACGTAGCCTTGACGGGTTGGTCGAAGCGACGGGCCTCGAGTCGGACAAGCTGAACGCGGCGATTGATGCGCTGGAGAAGGGCGAGACGCTCTCTGATGATCTCGCCGAAGTGCTCGATACGGCGATTGGTCGTCTCCGCTCTGAGCGTGATGATGTGGCTGCTTCGCTCGCGCTAAAGCAGAAGCAGCTTGACATGCTGCTCGCTCGCGTCTAGCGGATTCTAAAACGCTCATTCTGGTGCGTTATCCTTTTAGTGCGCTTGCGGAGCCGCGAGCGTATTCGGATTCGCGGAGCCGCGGCCGGTAGCAGTAAACAAACCGTTACCCTTGAAAGGGGTGTAGATCATGTCGGAGTACATCAAGCGACAGCACGATCTTCGCCAGGCCGCGTGGCATGAGGCGAAGCAGATCCTCGATACGGCAGGCGCCGAGAACCGCGACCTGACCGCTGAGGAGCAGGAGAAGTACGATCGCATCAGCGCAGATCTCGACACGCGCGCTCAGGTGATCGAGCAGCTGAAGGCTGACGAGGAGCGCGCCGCGCGTCTCGACGCCGTTGCTGCTGAGATCCGCACGGACGAGGCTCCGGCTGGCGAGGACGAGGACGCTGAGGCGATCCGCAAGCTCTCCCGCGGCGAGATCCGCTCGTTCGACTTCCAGAAGCGCGACATCCTGACGACCTCGACCGGCTCGCCCGTCCCCACGTCGTTCTACGACCAGGTGATCATGAAGGCTCGTCTCGTCGGCCCGATGCTCGACGTTCCGACCGTCCTCAACACGGCCGGCGGCGAGAACCTCCAGATCCCGTCGATCGGAACGTACAGCTCCTCGAGCACGGTGACGGCTCAGGGCGCCAACTTCAGCGAGGCTGATCCGGCGTTCAACTCGTTCACTACGCTGGGCGCGTTCAAGTACGGCTTCATCATTCAGCTCTCTCGCGAGCTGATCGAGGATGCCGGCGTGGACATCACCGCGTTTCTCGCCGAGCAGATCGGCAACGGCCTCGGCTACAACGTGCAGTCGGCTCTGACCACGGGTGGCGGTACGACGGCTCCGACCGGCATCGTCACGGCTGCTGGTTCGGGCGTCACGGGCGGCACGGGCGTCACGGGTGCGTTCACCGCTGACAACCTGATCGACCTGCACTACTCGCTCGACGGTGCTGCTCGCCTCCTGCCGGGCGTCGGCTTCATGGCGAACGGTGCTTCGATCGGTGCCATGCGGAAGCTGAAGGACACCGCCGGGAACTACGTGTTCAGCCCCTCGCTGGACGGTAACAACCGCGACCTGCTCCTCGGTCGCCCGGTCTACGAGAACCCGCACATGAGCAACGCCGGCACCGGCGTCAAGAGCGTGCTCTGCGGTCATCTGCCGAGCTTCTTCGTTCGCACGGTCGGTGGCATCCGCATCGACCGCTCCGACGACTTCGCGTTCAACGCGGATCTCGTCACGTTCCGCGCGTCCATGCGCGTGGACTCGGGTCTGCCGCAGACCTCGCATATCAAGTACTTCGTCGGCGCTGCTTCGTAGCATCGGCGAGTAGTATTCGGGCCGTCTCATCGTTATGATGGGGCGGCCCGTTTCTATTTGGAGGGAACCTAGTGGCGAATCGCGCGCAGCGCAGACAAGCAGCGAAGCAGGCGCCAAGCACGCCTGGAGTGACGCGACAACGCATTCTCTGGAATAGCAATGCACCATTCGCGCCTACGGGGTATGGCGTGCAGACGGCACAGGTGATCGAGCGCATGAAGCGTGACGGTCACGAGGTAGCCGTTGCGTGTAACTTCGGACTGTCTGGTTCGTCTACGGATTGGAATGGCGTCAAGCTGTATCCGACGGGTGTGACGCAGTATTCGGATGACATTCTCAAGGCGCACGCTGATCATTGGATGAGCGGCTCTGATTTGCCTGGTCTGGTCGTCGCCTTGTTTGATGTGTGGGCGTTGAAGAATCCGAGTGTGATGCGGATTCCGAAGATTGCTGCGTGGTGTCCTATTGATCACAAGCCGACGCCGCCAGAGGTGACGGAGTGGCTGATGCGTCCGAATGTGATGCCGATCGCTATGAGCAAGTTCGGTTCGGAGATGATGACGCTTGACGGGCTAGAGCATCTCTATGTTCCGCACGCGCTCGAGCCGGAAGTATTCAAGCCTACGGAGTCTTTCAAGGATGCGACGGGGCGTGATGTGACGGGGCGCGAGCTGATGGGTATCGATGATCCTGACGCTTTCGTGGTGATGATGAATAGTGCGAATAAGGGTCGTACGCCGCCGCGTAAATCGTGGGGTGAGAATCTCCTCGCGTTTGGCGTGTTCGCGAGTGAGCATCCTGACGCGATCCTGTATCTGCATACGGATGAGACGGCTGCGCTCGGTGGCGTCAATCTGCACCGCCTGATCGCTGGATGTGGGATCAAGAAGGAACAGGTGCGTTTCGTTGATCAGTACCTGTATCGGATGAATATTCCGCAGCAGGCGCTAGCGGCGCTCTATACGAGTGCTGATGTGCTGCTCGCGACTTCGGCTGGTGAGGGTTTTGGTGTGCCTGTGATTGAGGCGCAGGCATGTGGAACTCCTTGCATTGTCTCCAATTGGACGGCACAGCCAGAGCTCATCTCTGATGGGTGGATCATTGATGGGCAGCCGATGTGGGATCCATTCCAGGATTCGTGGTTCTTCACTCCGAACGTGTCGCAGATCGTCAAGAGTCTCAAAGAGGCGTACGCGCGGAAGGGCGAGACGAGCACGAAGGCGATCGAGGGAATGCGCGAATATCATGCTGATCGCGTGTATGCGGAGCATTGGCGGCCGGCGCTCGAGCGCCTCGCAACTTGGCGCCCATGATCGGTACCGTCATCATCCCCGTTCTCGGCGCGCACGATCTCCTCGAGCGGTGCGTTCGTAGCCTCGCGTGGTGTGTCGATACGCTCATCATCATCGATAATGGTGACGAGCTCGACGAGGCTACGGTGCGTGCGTGGCTTGACGATGATGATCCGATACGCGTCTATGTGTGGCGAATGCCAAACGGGTTGAGCGTGGCCGGCTCGTGGAATCTTGGCATAAAGGCGATGCCTTACTCCTCTGGCTGGCTTCTCTTGAATGCTGATGCGTGGTTTGCGAATGATCCGTTTGAGGAGTATGTGCGCGAGCTGCTGCCTGATCGGATCGTGCTTGCAGGCTCGCCGCCGTGGTGTTGCGCGTGGATTGGTCGCGACGTTGTACAGCGCGTCGGATTGTTCTGCGAGCGATTCCACCCAGCGTATTTTGAGGACAATGATTACGAGCAGCGCACTCGGATCATGGGCATCCCCGTCGAGTACTCGAGCGTGGATGTGCGGCACGACAACTCGTCGACAATTGGAAGGAATCCCGAGTATCAGGCGAATAATGCACGCACGTTCGCAGCGAATCAGGCGTACATGCAGTACCGATGGGCGAACGTCGAGGCGGACGGATTGCCGGCGACGACTGAGTGGGATCTCGCTACGCGCGTGCGGAATGGGTGGGAGAAGTGATCGATACGCTACTCGTCGGGTACGGGTATTGGGGTCGTGTCATGTCTCGGAACTTGATACAGCACCCCGCGTATTTCCTGGCTGGTGTGCATGATCCTGATCCGCTTGCGCTCGCGGATGCGAAGACGGCGAATCTGCACGCCTTTCATTCGATGCGGGACGCGCTCGAGGCGACGCATCCAAAGCTCGTCGTGATCGCGTCACCGATCGGCACGATGTTCATGGCCGCATCGGAGGCGCTCCACGCTTATGCGAACGTGATGCTGGCAAAGCCTGGCGTGACGACGATGGACGAGTACACGCGATTGTTTCGCATCGCCGACTATAACCAGCGGAAGATCATCGTTGATTACACGATGCTGACGCATCAGTCGTGGCAGACGCTCTGCACGTTCAAGCCACAACTTGGCGAGCTCGTCACCTTTGATTCGATCAGGTACGCGGTTGGTAATCGCACAGGCGCGCCGATCCTGTTTGACATGCTCGTGCATGATCTTGCGATGCTCGCGCATTGGGAGCCTGAGACGAATTGGCTTCTAGATAGTGCCGAGGTTTCTGAGTGCGTGGTAGCGGCTAAGTTCGTGAGTGGTCGCAAGACGGCGCTCCTTGAGGCGCGTACGGATCAGCTCGAGCCTAAGCGGTGCGTGTCGCTTGGTGGTGCTCGTGGTTCTGCCGTGTGGGATCAGATCGATGATGTGATCCTGTCGAGCGATAAAGAGCTAGAGCACGTGTCGGATCAGGATGATGCGCCATGCTCGGCGGTGTATCGTCGCCTTAGTGATACGGCGCTCGTAGTCAATAAGGGCGCGACGGATAATCGCGTCGTGTTTCGGCGCGTGACAGAGTTGGCGAATCAGATTGTGGAGGCGACGCGATGATCATTGACGAGACGCATGGCGAGGTAATCGTCGGCGCTGATTGCGAGGTGTTCGAGACGGCGATCCTAACGGGGCCACTAACGATCGGCGATGGTGTCTACATTGGGCCGTATGCGGTGATTGGTGCGCCGGCGCAGCATCGCGGCTCGTATCCGTGTGGCATCACTTCGCCGCATCGCGCTGAGGGCGTTGTCATTCGGGATGGTGCGTGTATTCGCGAGTTCGTCCAGGTGCATCAGGGAATCATCAGGCCGACGATTGTCGGCGAGGATTCTTTGCTGATGGCTGGCGCGCATATCGCGCACGATTCGCAGCTCGGCGCTCAGGTGACGATGGGGAGCTTCAGCATCCTTGGTGGCTTTACGCTGATTGATGATGCGGCGACGTTTGGTCAGGGTGTCGTGACGCATCCGTGGACGATCATTGGTGAGCGCGCGATGGTTGGGTTGAACTCGAGCGTGGTGAAGGATGTGCAGCCATATGCGAAGGTTGCGGGTGCGCCTGCTCGTCTCCTCGGATCGAATACAAGTAAGGATGCTTCGCTGCCGAGCGACTACTCAGAAGACTGCTTGTCGGATTCGGTGTGGGAGCGGTATGCGCGCCTGGCTGATTCGCAGCGTGAGGCGCGAGGATTGTGGGAATGGCTCGCGTAGCCGTCGTTACTGCGAGCCTGCCAGAGCGCAGCGAGTTCCGGTCTGAGTGCATTGAGAGCGTGAAGGCGCAGACATTTCAACCGATCATGCATCTTGTGATGGTTGATTATCTTCGCGTCGGGCCGGCGATCATGCTCAATCGGATGCTTCCATCCTGTGTGGCCGCTCATGCTGAATGGATTGCACAATTAGCCGATGATGATTTGATCGATCCGCAGCACCTAGAGACACTCGTGGCGCATTCGGACGAGGCGGATATCGTGTACTCGTATTGTCGCGTCGAGGGCCGCGGCTTCAATCCGAACAGTCCATTCGATCCTGATCGGCTCAGGCGCGAGAACTATATTCCCGCGACGACGCTGATCCGTACGGGCTTGTGTGAGGAGCTAGGGTGGCGCGCTGATTCTGCTTACGGGTTTGAAGATTGGGATTTCTGGTTGCGCGCGTTGAATGCCGGCGCCCGATTTGTGTGTGTTCCGGTTGAGACTTGGACGTACAGGTTTCATGGTTCTAACCTATCCACGGGCGGGTAGAATACGAGCATGGCGATCACGAATGGCTATTGCACGCTCGCACAGGTAAAGGCTGCTCTCCGCATCTCCGACTCGACAGACGACACGCTGCTCGAAGGTAGCGTCGAATCCGCATCCAGGCTGATCGACGGATACGCCATGCGAAGTTTCTACAATGCTGGCACCGCAGCGCGCGTCTTCAGCACGAATGATTCGCTCTACGTGCAGACGGATGACATGGCGGGAACGGCGATTACGCTCGAGACGAGCACCCTCGGCGATGGCACGTGGGACGTTACGTGGACGGCGACGGATTACCAGCTCGAGCCGCTGAACGGCACGCTCGACGGAATCTCGTGGGCGTACGATCGTGTTCGCGCCGTCGGCGATTACGTGTTCCAGACGAATAGTGTCCTGCTCGGTGAGGGGCAGGCGCTCGTGCGCGTAACGGCTGTGTGGGGCTGGCCGGCAATTCCGAAGGCGATTGAGACGGCAACGATCATCCAGGCTACGCGCATCTTCAAGCGATTCGACTCGCCGCTTGGCGTTGCCGGCTTCGGTGATTTTGGTGCGGTGCGCGTGTCGCGTTTCCTTGATCCTGATGTGGAGCAGCTCGTTCAGCCGTATCGGAAGATGCGGAACGTGAAGTGAGCGCGACCGTTGGCGAGATCAAGACGGCGCTCGCGACGGCGCTCGGATCGATCACGGGCCTGCGAGCGTATGATCGGCAGCCCGACAATCTGAACGCGCCATTCGCATTTCCGAGTCTTGACTCGATTGAGTATCACGGCGCGATGAGTAACGGACTCGTGACGCAGACGTATCGGATTAGCGTGATTGTTGGGCGTGCTGCGGAGCGAAGCGCGGAAGATCGCCTGGACACGTACCTCTCGTACGATCAGGGCGGGATTAGGTATGCGATCGAGTCTGATCCGACGCTCGGCGGATATGCGCGGACGAGTATCGTAGAGTCCGCGGGTAGTATTCAGACGATCGACGGTAATGACACGACGTACCTTATGATCGAGTTCCGCGTGATCGTGTACGCGTAAGGAGACGAGATGGCAAAGCAGTATCGAGTTGCTGAGGGTTTTACGGTGTACGGATTGAAGGGTGGCGAGCTGATCTCTGAGGAAGAGATTGGCAGCGCGGCGCTCTTGGACGGGCTTGTTGGGTCTGGTCGTCTGATTCTCGTAGAACCCGTGAAATCGTCGGCTAGAATGACTAAGGAACACGACGACACCTCGAAGGGGGTCTAGAATCACATGGCAAAGCTTGTGCTTACCAACGCAAACGTGACCCTCGGCGGCACGGATGTCAGCTCGTACGTCGCTTCGGTGACGCTGAACATTTCGGTGAATGAGGTCGAGACGACCGCGTTCGGTTCGGGCGCGACGACTCGCGTCGGCGGCCTCCAGGACAACAGCGTGACGCTGGACATGCACCAGGATTACTCGGCTATCGAGGGACTCGTCTATCCGCTGATCGGTTCGACGACTTCGCTCGTCGTGAAGCCGAACGGCACCGCCGTTGGTACCGCGAATCCGTCGTACACGATGACGCCGCTCGTCACCGAGTGGACTCCCGTCAATGGTGCGGTTGGCGAGCTCGCGACCGCTTCTGTCACGTGGCCCGTGTCCGGTACCGTGACGAAGGCGACCTCGTAACACTCATCGCGCCTATCAGCGCTAGTTGGAGGGAATGAGAGATGCAGGTTCAGTTCAAGATCAAGCCGAAGGGCGGCGCCACGGAGATGGTGACCGCCGAACTCGTCGATGTCATCGCGTGGGAAGAGAAGTTCCAGCGCCCATCGACCGAACTTGGTGGCGATACGATCTTCGCTCGCGACTTCGTGTGGCTTGCGTGGCATAGCGTTCAGCGCCAGGGCAAGACGAGCCTTGACTTCATGGATTGGGTTGCGACGCTCGAGGATATTGAAGGCTCCGAGTCTGGCCCTTTAGAGCCCTCGGAGAGCACTCCTCCCATTGGCTCATAGCGAGCCTCGCTGTCGAAACAGGCATCGCTCCGAGCCAACTCCTATGCGAGTCGGAGCGTATGCTTTGGACAATGCTCGGCTACATCAGGTGGCGAGCGGTTCACTCGCAAGGATGATCTGATGGCTCAGGCGTATCGCGTGCGCGGACTTGATCAGGCGCTAGACACGTTGAAGAAGATCGATCCCGAGTTGTACAAGGCGGCTCAGAAACGGATCAAGGCTGATGTGAAGCCGATGATTACGGAGGCGCGCAAGGGCGTGCCGCAGCAGACTCCGCTTTCGCGTTGGAAGGCGGCGAGTGGTGCGGGTGAGCGTTCTGGTTCTGCTCGATTGCCTGCCTGGACTGGACGGCCGGCGAATCGGATCAATGCGAGCGTGCGTCGTCGGAAGATTCGCGGGACGGGTGGTAAGCGTACGCTGATGAAGATGCAGCAGTCGAGTCCGGCTGGGGCTGTGTTTGATATTGCTGGTCGAAAGAATCCGGGCGGTTCGCAGTTCAATCGTAATCTGATTGCGAAGTATGGGCCTGCGTCGCGTTCTATGTGGCCGGCTGCGGAGCGGCATTTGCCAACGGTTCGCAATAGCATTGAGAAGAGCGTGACTGAGATGGAGCGCGTGCTGAATTCTGAGTTGCGTACTCGTGGGCCTAGGTAGAGGGCGGGTAAACTAGACGTATGGCTGTCGTTGTCCCTATCGTTGCTGATACGAGCGGTCTTAGTCGCGGCTTGAAGGGTGCTGGTAGTGGTCTTGCCAGATTCGGTAAGCTCGCTGCCGTCGCGATCGGTGTTGGTGTTACTGCCGAGCTCTATAAGAGTGTGAAGGCAGCGGCTGCTGCGGAGAAGAGTACGCAGGCGCTTCGTGGTCAGCTGAAGTCCCTTGGTCTGAGTGGTGATGTTGAGCGGTTGCAGAATCAGTTCACTCAGTTGGCGACGACGCTTGGTGTGGATGATGAGGCTGCGTCTCGAGCGTTCACGACGATCCTTCGCCTTACTGGTGATTCGACGAAGGCGATGGATGGGCTGAACCTGGCGCTTGATCTTTCGGCGAATACGGGTTTTGCTGATCTTGAGAAGAACGCGATGAACGTTGGGCGCGCGATGAATGGCAATACGCGCCTATTCAAGCAGTTCGGCATCACGGTAGATGAGAACACGACGAAGCAAGAAGCTCTTGCGATTGTTTCTAAGCGTGTCCAGGGACAGGCTGAGGCGTTCGGTGGAAGTGCTACGGGATCGTTCCAGCGTTTCAATGAGGCTTTGGAGAATCTTCGCGAGAACATTGGCGGACCACTCGTCATCGCCCTAGCGAACGTTGCGGGTAAGGTCGCAGCGTTCGTCAATTCGCTTGGTGCGAAGCCGACACTTGAAGCCAAGATCAAGTTCATCGTTGGTTCCATCGGAAATGTTGTCTGGACAGGTATTCGCAGTATCTACACGTGGTGGGATCAGCAGGGGCGTGTTGAGTTGCCGGCGCGAGTAGTGCTGACTCCGAGTGGTCGCCAGCAGTTCGACACTTTTTTTACGAATCTTGAACGTGATGCGCGTGGACTTGGTAACCGGATGGGTCGCGGCGCCGTCAACGCATTCATTGGTTTGTTCTCATCAGAGGGCCGATCACAATTAGCGACCACGGCGAGTAGTTTTGCCGAAACGTTTACGAGTGCTGCCAAGATCTTTTTTCGCGTGACCGGAACGACACTCTTGCAGCAACTTACGGCGGGTATGTTGGAGGGCGCATACGAAGCTCTGAAACCAGTCGGCCAGGCCATTGTGGACGGCATTGTTGGCGGTTTCAATGATGCGGTTGGTGCTCTTTCTGGCGGACTCCAAAAAGTAGTAAATAAAGCAATCGGCAGGTCTGGTCCAGCGTTCAAGAAGGGCTTTGCGATCATCATTAGTGATCCGATCAAAGAGGCGATTGCTTCGGCGCGAAGTAGTCTTGCGGGTCTCGGTTCTAGTTTGGGCGATATGCTGGCGACGATTACCGGTAAGACTTCGCCAGAGGCTAAGAGGGCCGCTGAGATTCGTAAGCAGCAGAAAGACGAAGCTGCCGCTCGTGAAAAGAAGAGTCTTGAAGATGCTCTTGCTGCTGCGACAACAGATGAGGATCGCCGCAAAGCTCAACAGGATCTAGACGATTTTCTGCTCGAGCAGGAGGCACAGAGGCTCGAGGAGAGCGTTGCAAATCAGCAAGAAGCAAACAGAACGGCAATTGACAATCTCGTCGCCGACTTCAACAATGGTCTCGACCCCGGAATTTTCAAGACTAGGCTTGATGCCATTCTCGGAACAAATACGGGAACCGAGTTGGGTAGTGCGTTTGCATCAGGATTTAGTGGTGCGATTACAGGACTGACGACGACGATCGCTAGTATCCTCGCCGGTACTGCTGGTATGCAGGCGCCGGCGGGTACTGAGGTTGCTGCTGCTCAGAGTGGTCAGCAACAGGCATACGATGATGCGCTTAGTCAATGGAATAAGGATCGCGCGGAACGTTTGAGGACGGCTGAAGAGGGAAGGCGTCGCCCTGGTAGTCCTGGTGGTAAGAAGATTACTGATGCCGAGCGCACCGAGATCAACGAGATTATGAAGATCTGGGAGCGCAATCATGCGAAGCCGCAAAAATCCATGTATGGCTTGGCGATGGGTGGCATTCTGAAGAAGCAGGTCTTTACGGCTGGTGAGGCTGGTGCTGAGGCTGTCATTCCGCTCAACTCTACGAGTGCGATGAATATGCTTCGTGACGCTGTGGGTGGTGGCGGAGGCGGCACGACAAATGTGTATAACCTGACGGTGAATGCTGGGCTTGGTACTGATCCTGACGAGCTCGGCAGGACGATTGTTGAGAGCATCAAGCGTTTTGAGAAGCGTAATGGTCAAGCCTTTAGCGCGCCTCTGCTGAGTGTGACGCAGAATGTTGCGGGTCAGACTTCTTCGGGTAGTACGAAGACGGATTTCAATCGCGT